AAGGAGGCAGCTAAAATGTCCGTCTGACATAAGGCGTGTTTATGGAAAAACGACAGTACTATCAATGTCAGGGATGTGGCTCCATTCATTACATTATTGGAACATATAATATAGAAGATGATATGTATGAAATATTATGGTGTGAAAAATGTAAGAGAAAAAATACACATTTGTGGATTGGAAATAATCCAGAAGATAAGTATTTATATGGAGACAGTTATCTAGACGAGCGTTATTTTATTTACTAATTACAATACAAAATTAAAGAGGGAGTTAAAAATGGCAAATCAGTTTACTTTTTATGGAAAAATTGTGCCTGCTAAGGCAACAGAAAAATTTTCTCCAATCGAACGAAAAAGTTATCAAAGCGGTTGGACTAATACTATTTGTAAGTTTAATGTACTTTCAGGCACTAATAGAATGATGTGTGTTACTCAGGGCGGAAAGTGGGAAGACGATTCTCGCAATGTAATTAAAACTACTGGTCAGGCACCTGAAGGCAAAAAGAAGAGGGAGGCAGTAACTATTCCTTGGGATAAGCGCTTCGATCAGGATCAGATTAATAAAGTTGCGGGCTTTAGACATTATGTTGTAGATCTTGACGATTCTAGAAAGCGTTATAAGCTGCGTGATCTTGTAGAAGCATTTAAGAAGGGAAATGATACTTCTAAATTGTCTGAAGAAACAGGTTGCAATACTCTCGCAGAGGCACAGGAACTTCTAGAGAAGTCCGAAAAGCGCAGACATGTTTTTATTACTACATATGATTTTGCAGAATATATGACCAAGGTAGTTACTTCTGATAAAATCAAAGATAAGATTTTTAAGATTTCTGGCAATCAGGAAATTAGTTATAGTAACGGCAAGTTTTATAGTAATTATGTTGTGAATCGTGTAGAGCTTATGCCTGATGCAGCACCTGATACTAATATGATTGTAGATTTCTATTTTACAAAGGATTGTATAAATGAAGATAATAATGTAGCTCGTATTTCTGGTTGGAGCAAGTATTATGATGCTGGAATTAAGAAGAGTGGATTTTACCCTGTTTCTATTGCAATCCGTAATGAAAAGGATATTAATTTAGCAAAAAAGAGATTTATTGCTAATGAAGATGAGATTGTAAATATAGGAATTACTGTAAATGTTATTAATGGCGCAGACAACATGAAGATTACTATGGATGATTTGGATGATGAAACTAAGGAAAATATAGAAGCTGGATGGACAACTTTTGAAAAGGTTGTAAGAGAAATGGGCGGCAATAAGATTGGCGAACATATTTCTGAGCTTAGATTTTCTGGTTTGAATATGCGTCAGAATAAGGGAAAGACAGAGTGTACTCCTTTTAATATTACCGATATGGCCCCTGCTATTAAGGTAGTACAGGTTGAAGATGAAGAAGATCTATAAGAAAGGGAATGATATAAATGGCTGAACGTAAATTTGGTATAACCTACAAAATGAGTGAAAAGTTTGAAGATTATAGTTATATTATTAATGGTGTTGGCGGTATTGGTAAGACTACATTAGTATATGAAATTGGAAAGATTATAACTGGTAGTAATGAAGGTACGTTCATTATTACATGCGGTGGTGAAAATAGACCTAGACATATTCCTGACGCATTTGGTGACGCGGCACCTAACTTTAAGATTTTTAAAGAAATTGTAAAAGAACTTTGTGATAATAGAGATGCATATCCTGATACTAAATTTGTTGCAATTGATAGTTTGGATGAATATGCAAGAATTATTGAAGATTATGTTGTAGCAGAATGGAACGCAACATGTGAGATTAATGAAAAAGCTAAGAGCATTAAGCAGGCATACAAGGGATTTCAGGGTGGAGAAAATAGAGTAACTACCTTGATGATTCAGCAGATAATTAAGTTGCAGGAAGCTGGATATAGTATTCTTGAAATTGGTCACACTAAAACTAAGACTAAAGAAGATATTATTACTAAGATTCAGTTCGAACAGTTAACTTGTAATTTGGATAATAAATATTATAATGCATTAAAGGATAAGGTTAATCTTGTTGCAATGTGTTATTGGGAGTCCAATATTGAGAATGTAGAAGAAAAGACAAATGCATTTACTAAGAAAGTTGGTAAAATTGGTGATCTTGTAGATAGAAAACGTGTTATGGTATTTGCAGATGACGATAATGCTATTGATACTAAGTCTCATTTTGAATATATTACTAATAAGATTGATCTAAGCGCAGAAGTATTTATTAAGGCAGTCGAAGACGCTATTCAGGAAAAGATAAATTCTAAGGGAGTTAAGCCTAAGAAGGCAAAGAAGCCCGCACCTGTAAAGGAACCTGAACCTGAAATCGAAAAGGAAGAGCTTGAGGAGATTGAAGAGGAAATTACAAATCTTCCTGATCCTTCCGATGAAGACGAAGCCCCTTTTGATTTAGAAGATGATTTTGATGAAGAGGCTATCAAGGATCAGATTCGTAAACTTCATAAGGCAGCTGATGCAAATACTAAGAAGATTGTTAAGGAAATTCTTGGTGGTAAACTCAATGAAGTTCATGATGCCGAAATTCTAAATAAGGCACTAGAGGCTCTGGCCTAATATAGAAGGAGGGGCGAATGCCCCTCCTCTTTGTTTTTTTATAGGAGGTGGAATTGTGCCAAAATGTCGTTGGTGTGGTAAACAAATAGATAAAGAAAATGCTTTTCAGGCACCTACTGGTGGCGGCAAATTTTATTATTGTAATGAAGAAGAATATAATCTAAAAATTTTTGAAAAGCAGAAAAAAGAAGAGGAAGCTAAAAGGATTAAAGAAGAAGAAAAGCAAAGAAAATTAGAAGAAACCAAAAGAGCTTACGAAAAAGAAATGCAGCGCAAAAAAGAAAAACAGAAGATTATTGAAAAAGAAGGAAATAAAAATCCTAATATAGTAGATCCTGTTTATGAAATAGTAGCTAATATTTTTGGTTATAGAATTAATAACCCTGCTTTATTTAGAGAAATGAAGATGTGGCGTTATATTTGTGATGATGATAAAAAAATTCTTGCTTATTTACAGGAGAATAAGGATCGTCTTGAAAAAGCAATTAAATGGCTAGAAGGCCAGGAATATCCTCGTATTAGATATTTTTCTGCAATTCTAAAAAATGATTTACCTAATTATAACAAACAGATTGATCCTGAGCCAGTAAAAATTCAGGTTGACTGTGAAATATATCAACCTGTTATTTCCTCTAAGAAAAAACGTAGAGGATTAAGTGCTCTTGAAGACGAGGTGTAATATGAAGAAAGATGATTTTATTGTTGGAGCTTATGATAAATATAGAAAAGAATTATTAAAGGGAAGAAGAGAAATCGAAGGCAATACTATTGGTTGTATTGCTAATGATTTATTACTATTAGATGATTCTATGTTGAAACCAACAGATTATATTACAAAAGATGGCAGGTTTTTATTTTCTCTTCTCAAAGGATTAAGAGATCGTGGATGTACTGTAGCAGATGAAGTTACTATATTAACTCACGCATCTGAAAGTGAAAAAGAGGGCATTGAATCATTTGGCGGTTGGAAAAAGATGCAAAATGTTGCGGATTCTTGTAATATAAAGAATTTTGATGCACATCTTGATAGTCTTAGGAAAAGCAATATTTGCTTAAATTTATATGAAAAAGGATTTAATCTTTTTGATGAAATAACATTGGAAAATGGAAAGAAAAGAATCCCTTATGAGATGTTTGATAAACTTACCGCACAGGAAGTATTGGATTTTTATGAGGGACAATTAAGCGTATTAGGAACCGTATCTTCAAATAAAATCATTGAAGAGGGCTATATTGATTTCGATGAAGATTTTATCAATAAACTTGCATCTGGAGAAGAAGTCGGAATACCATTTGGCGATGCTGGTTTAGATGTAAACGGAGATAAAATTTCAACTTTCCCATTTTTATCTAACAATATTCTAGGACTCAAAAGTGGTACATTGTCTGCATTTGGAGCACATTCTGGCGTAGGTAAAACTACTTTTATGATTGGTATATTAATGTCACTCGTAGTAAATGGGCAAAGCATTTTAATTGTAAGTAACGAAATGGGATTGAGCGATTTTAAACAAGGTTTCTTAATTTGGATTCTATATCGTTATTTTAATTATAATAAATTACCAAAAAAGAAATTGGCAAGTGGTGATCTTACAGATGAAGATAAAGAAATGATTAAAAAGGCAAGAATATATTGGAGAGAAAACTATGAAAAACAAATTAAAATGGTTGCTTTATCTGATGCAGATGCCAAATTAACTTGCCGTATTATAAAAAAGCATATTCAACGTGATGGCATTAGTGCTTTCTTAGTAGATACATTTAAGATCACAACATCTAATGGAACAAATGATAATTTTTGGCTGCAGCTAGTCGCAGATAGTAAAGAGCTTGATGGAATTGCAAAAAGATATGATGTTATTGGATTAATGACAATTCAGTTAGCAATCAATACTCTTGGAAGATTGTGGATGGATGCATTTTGTCTTAGCAATAGTAAGGCAGTCAAAGAAGTTTTATCTAATTTAATATTATTTAGAAAAGTATACCCTGATGAATTAATTCAAGGAGGAGTATATGATTTAAAACCATTTAGAAGTGTAAAAAAGGATGAAGGTTGGGTGGAAGAACCCTTTTTACCTAAGCCAGAAAATGTATATAGGTGTTTATTTGTAGAGAAGAGTCGTAGAGGTATTGACTCTGGAGACTCTGGAGTAGCATATTTAGTTAGATACGATGGCGATCATTGTACTTTTTATGAAACAGCAAAATGCAGACCCACTCATAAAAGTATAAATTCATAAACGAAAGGAGTGACGTGGGTGTGATCCAAGAATTAAAAAAACAATTATTAAATAATCCAGAGAGCATTCGCGCACTCCTTGAAGAGTTTGATTTTGAACATATTAATATTCGCAATAATAATATAAGATTTGCCAGAAATAGTAGCGGCGGTCAAAATATAAACATTAGATTAGATGATGAATATCTTAATGTGATGGATTATGTTCGTGGAGAACGTGCGGATATTATTTCATATATAATAAAAGAAAAGAATACTAATTTCAAATCAGTTTTAAATTCGATTAAAAGAGTTTTGAATTTATCTGATGATTGGCAGCCCGCAGAAAGAAGAGAATTGTTTGGCGGGGTGTATTCTAAAATAATTAATAAAAGGAATATTGATCAAAAAACCTATGACGAATCAATATTGGATCAGTATTTGAAAATAGGTAACAATCTTTGGTTAAAAGATGGAATTTCTTTAGAAACTCAAAGGCTATATGATGTATGTTTTGATGTAGAAAATAACGGCATAGTTTTTCCATGGAGAAATGATAAAGGACAAATTATTGCAATAAAGAGTAGATATAATGGAAATGTTATTGACGGAGTAAATAAATACTATTACCCAGTTAGTGGCAATATTTCATATTCTCTATTTAATTATTCGCAATGTTATCAATATTTATATGGAAATGATGTAGTAGTTGTAGAATCAGAAAAAGCATGTATGCAAGCTTATACATTTGGGCATAAGAATGTTGTTGGGATTGGATCAAATAATATAAGTGAATTTCAGGCTAAAGCAATTTTACAATTACAGCCAAAGAAAATTATTATAGCTTTTGATGAAGGATTAGAACTTGAACAAATAATTAAAAATATAAAATTTTTAAAATCTCTTGCTCCTATGAGAGATGTTGATATTTGGTATTGGGATGCTTCATTGGATCTTGATATTCCAAGTAAAGCAAGCCCAACAGATATGGGCAAGGAAAAATATGAAGAGATTTTAAACGAACAATTAGTAGAGCATAAGGAAGTTGAATAAAATTATGATTAAGAATTTAACTGCGAAATATGATTGTCATGGTATGTATAATGATGAAATTATAAATATTCTTCTTAGAGATAGAGGAATAGAAGATTTGCAGGAGTTTTTACATCCATCTGAAGACGCAATGATTCCTTTTGAAGATATGAATGGGATAGAAGAAGCGTATGCCATTATTGATGGTGCGATTACTATGGGAGAAAAATTTCTTGTCTTGGGCGATGTTGATGCAGATGGTATTAGCGCTGCAGCAATTATTGTAAAATATCTTGAAATGTCAAGTGCTGATGTGGTATACACTATCAATAAAGGCAAAAAACATGGTGTTGAGGATTTTGACTTATCTCTTTTAGATGGAATTGATGTAATGATAATAGTGGATAGCCTCAATAATGACCCTGCAATTTATAAAAGAATTACAGATTTAGGAGTTGAGTTAGTTGTTTTTGATCATCATATTGTTGAAGATAAGCTTATCAATTCTGATGTGCCATTTGTGCTTGTCAGTTCTGCAGTAGATTATCCAAATGAAGATTTATCTGGTGCGGGAGTTTGTTTAAAATATGTGTTATATGCAGATTATATGAATTTAACAGATTATGCAGATATGCTATGGGTATATGGGGCTATAGGAATTACCGCCGATATGTGTTCTATGGCAAGCCCTGAAAATAGATATATTGTTAATAAGGGATTGGCGGATTTTAAAAATCCAATTGTTCAGAAAATGATAGGTAATTATCAATTTAATACGGAGTCAATACAGTTTTCTATTGCGCCTCTTGTTAATGCGGCCATGAGAATGTCTGAAAATGAAAAAGCATTGAATTTATTTATTGCAGATGATGAGTATGAGATTAATAATCTTGTTAATGAATTAAAGAAATGTAAGGAAAATCAAAATAATCTTGTAGATTCTTTAATTGATGATTTATTAGAGCAAGGAGAAAGCCAGTTAGATAAAAAATGTATGTTCTTTTTCCTTGGTGATGTCGATGGAGATATTAGTGGATTAATAGGAAATAGACTTTTGAGCATATATCAAAGACCGTTGTTTATTTTGCGTGATAGAGGAAATCAATTTGCGGGCAGTATGAGAGCCGTAGGAGTTGATAACTTTCTAGAGATAGCAAATAAAACAGGATTATGTCTTTGTCAGGGACATCCATTAGCCGCAGGTGCTTTTATCGATAAGGATAAATTTGAAGAATTTAAGAGAGTTATTGAAGATGTTTTAAAAGATATTGAATTTAAGTGTGAGATTGAGGCAGACATCGAGATAAGCGCCGATCAAGTGGATGATCAGCTTATAAAGCAGTTGAGTGCTTTAAATAGAATTAGTGGAAATGGCTGGCCCTCAGTTAAGGTACTGATTAGAACTAATAATTATAGTGTTGAAACATTTTCTAGTAAAAAACATTTAAAGATTGTCGATGAAGATACTGGAGTTATTTTAGTAAAGTGGAATGATATGTCATGGGAGACTATGGATAATAATGGAGAGTTTATTGGCGTTGGTACTTTAGCCTCCCCTTATTATGGTCGAAATCGTTTTTTACAATTAACTATGAATGATTATGTGAAAGTGCTTGACAAATAAGATTATTTATGATAGCCTATACAATACAAAATTAAAGTAAATGGTGAGGATGTAGTATGAAAAATTATGTAGTATATCATTTACATAGTGATTTATCTAATGGAGTTACAAACATTGACTCTGTTACAAAGTATCAGGAATATGTAAAAAAAGCTGCTGAACTTGGTATGACTGCGCTTGCATTTTCTGAGCACGGCTCGACGTTTGATTGGCATGGCAAAAAAGAAGCTATTGAAAAAGCAGGAATGAAGTATATTCACGCAGAGGAATTCTATATTACTGAGAGAATTGATATCGATGTAGATGGATCTCCGATTAAATTGCGTGATAACTGGCACTGTGTATTAATTGCAAAAAATTGGGATGGTGTCAGAGAAATTAACAGACTTGCTACTAAATCATTCAATCGACATGACGGACATTATTATTACGCTCCTAGAATTGAGTTAAATGATCTTTTTGCCACATCAGATAATGTTATTATTACAACTGCATGTCTTGGCGGAATTCTTAATAGAGCGGATGATGTAATTCAAAATTGTTTTATTAAATTTCTCGCAAAAAACAAAACTAGATGCTTTCTTGAAATCCAGCATCATAATGTAGCGGATCAGATTGCATATAATAAAAAGCTTGTAGAAATACATAATAAATACAAAATTCCTTTAATTGCCGGTACAGATACTCATTCTCTTAATGAGGAGCATTCTGAAGGCAGAAGAATTCTTCAGCTTAGTAAAAACATTAATTTTGGCGAAGAAGATGGATGGGATTTGACTTTTAAATCATATGATGAACTTTGTGATGCATACAAAAAACAAGGGGCATTGCCAGAAGAAGTTTATCTTGAGGCTATTGAAAATACAAATAAAATTGCTGATATAGTAGAATCTTTTAATATAGATAGAAATACTAAATATCCGCATATTTATGATGATCCAGATATAACTTTTAAGAAAAAGATTAATGCAGCATATGAAAATCATCCATATTTAAAAGAAAGATATCCAAGAGCTAAGGCTATTAAGCAAATTAGAGAAGAATATGAAGTTTATAAAAAAGTTGGAGCAATTGATTTTATGCTTCTAGAAACATATTTAAGAGAATGGGAACGGGAAAATGATATTCAATGTGGATATGGCCGTGGCTCAGTATCTGGTAGTCTGATTGCTTATATTCTTGGAATTACTCAGATGGATAGTATGAAGTTTAATTTAAACTTTTTTAGATTTATGAATCCAGGACGTGTAACAAATGCCGATATTGATACTGATTACTGTTCTAAAGATAGAGAAAAAATTAAGTATTTCTTATTGCATGATAAAATGAATTTACCACATATTAAAACAAGTGAAATAATTACATTTAATACTATTGCAACAAAAGGTGCAATTAAAGATGTTTGTAGAGCCTTAAATATTTCTCTTGATGTTGCGCAGCAAATTAGCGATGCGGTAAATCCCGATGGTACAATTGATAATAAATGGAGAACAAAGTATGCAGAAGTATTTAAATATGTAGATATTGTATCTGGAACAATTGTGTCTATTGGATCTCATCCTAGTGGTGTTCTTGTTAGTGATAAGGAAATAGAAGCGGATGTTGGTCTTTGTAGTCTTTCTACATCTGATTATCCTGTTTCAATGTTAGATATGCATGGTTTAGATGATCAGATGTATGTAAAGTTAGATATTCTTGGTCTTGATAATATTGGTGTTATCAATGAATGTTGTAAACTTGTTGGTATAAATAGACTAACTCCAGATAATGTAAATTTGAATGATGAGGCGGTTTGGAATAGTATTCGTAATGATACTACAATGATTTTCCAATGGGAATCAGATAGCGCAGCAGCATATCTTAAAAAGTTTATGTCTGATGATGTCATTAAGAAAGCCAAAGAAAATAGTGAAGATTTTTCATATATTAAATGGTTTTCCTTTGGTAACGGATTGCTTAGACCCGCATGCGCAAGTTATCGTGATGAAGTAGCAAATGGAGTATTTTATGATAATGGTTTTAAAGAACTTAATGATTTTTTAGCTCCAGAAGCTGGTAGAGTTTGTATGCAGGAAACTATTATGCAATTCCTTGTTAAGTTTTGTGGATATTCAAATGCAGAAAGTGATAATGTTCGTAGAGGTATTGCAAAAAAGAAAGGCACAGAACAGTTACTACCTGAAATTGAGCGTAGATTTATTGAATATTCATCTACACATTACGATATTACCAAGGAACGATGCGCAGAAGTTATTAAGCCATTCTTGCAAATTATCTTAGATGCATCATCATATGGCTTTTCTTGGAATCATTCTGATGCATATAGTTGCATTGGATATATTTGTGGATTTTTGCGTTATTATTATCCTCTTGAATTTTTAACTGCAGCATTTAATATCTTTGGAGACAAAGAAGATAAAATTGTTGCAATTACAAAATATGCTCAAAAGATTGGGATTAATATTAATCCTATTAAGTTTAGATATTCAAAAGCAGATTATAATATGGATAAGCAGAGTAATAGTATCTATAAAGGTGTAGCTTCTGTTAAATTCCTCAATGAAGAGGTATCTAATAAATTATATGAAATGAAAGATGAAAAATTTAATTCATTTACAGATTTATTGAAAGTCTTCCCAGGAAACACAAAACAGCGCGATATTCTTATTCGATTGGATTATTTTTCTGAATTTGGCTCTGCGGGCACCCTTATACATATTGCAAAGTTATATGATATGTATGCAGGAAAGAAGATTATTAAGAAGGATAAGCTTGGCAGCATTCCAGTAGAGTTAATTGAAAAGTATAGTACTCAGACAGAAAAACAGTATAAACTTACAGATCCAGACGCATTTCTTAGAGACCTTTGCTCAATGGTGCCTTATATGGAGTTGCCTATTCAAACACGCATTGCGGCAGAGCAGGAATACTTGGGATATATTTCTCTTGTATTGCCTGAAAAAGAAGATATGGGATATGTAATGAAGCTTGATTGTAAATATTCGCCAAAGGCAACAGTTTACGAATTATCTACTGGCAAGACAACAACTTATAAGGTTAAAAAGAGTATGTATCAAAATAATCCATTTGATGTTGGTTGTGTACTTAAGTTTTATTCTGAAATGAGAAATAAATCAAGAAAAGATGAGGATGGAAATTGGATAAAGCTGTCAGAAGTTGAACCCTGGATTTCAAATTATCTTGTAAATATTGATTTATAACCTCTTGACAAATCATAAAATCTATGATATAGTTTAAAGCAATCAAGGGAGTAGCGCAAAACTCTTCAAACAACATAAAACGCTTCCTTGATTGTTTTTTACTAGTATACAATACAAAATTAAAGGTAGTGAGAATATGACTGAGTACATAGAACGGCGTAGGCTGAATAATGATTGTTATCAAATTTTTGCAGAAACTGTAAGAGCAGATAAAGATATGACTGCCGAAGAAGTTAGAAAACTGCTTTTACGATTTGAAAAAGCAATACAGATGACTCCTACCGCTCAAGTTGTATCAAGAGGTGTATTTGAACAAGTACGATGGGAACGAGATATTGCAATGAAACAGTTAGAGGATTATAATATTCCTTTTGGTGGCAAGATTATGTCTTGGAATGGAGAATGGAGTGAGTCCGATGGCTGAATGGATAAGCGTTAAGGATAGGCTGCCGAAAGAAAACGGTGAATATTTGTGCGTGATTTGTGCTTATGCTCACGGAACACATAAATGGCACAAGCGTGTAATTTTGTTTTGGGAAGATAACTTGTGGATTGATACAGCAAATTGTTTCAGAACGAAAAAGCCGCTTTACTGGATGCCGCTGCCCGAACCGCCGAAGGAGGGTGAATAATATGATAGGAGATATAGCGGAAAAAATGAACAAAGTATTATGCAATAGCATAGCAATATTATTTTGCCTACTTACATTGGGATTTGTTGATGTATGTATAAAGTATACAGATGGAACGAAATTCAAATGGGTAGGGTGGATAAGTCTTATTCAAAAGGGTATGAATGATTAAGGAAAACGAGGGTTAAACATGAAACTTAAACCGTGTCCGTTTTGTGGGGGAGAAGCAAAATATATAGAAAAGCCTATTCCGATGGTTATTTGTACAAAATGTGAGGCGCAAATTAGAGGATATATAACTAAACTAATTCCTCTTTACTATGATCAGTTTTTAGAAAGCCTCTGGAATAGGAGAATTAAATGATTATTGAGTGTGAAATTTGTGGTGCATATACAAAAATGGAAAGACCGCCATTAAATAATATTTGTCCTGTATGCTGTCATGTTGGGAGTTTATTTATTCAGGAGAATCCAGCTGAAGAACAGTTGGAAGAAATAAGTAGGATGGCTAATAATGAATGAAAAGAAAATTTTGCGATACGTTGTGTTTGACGAAGAATTGGAAGCCCTTGGCAGTGGCACCAATATTACTTTCGAGCAATATTTTACCGAAGAAAACGCTGCAATGAAAGCGTTGAAATATCATGATCGGTTGCTCAGATATGTTTCTGAAGATGGTAGAACTTTCAGAGAATACTACAACAAAGATATTGGTGAGTGGGACTAAGGAGAGTTAATAATGGATGAATATATAAAGCGGCAAGCAGTTTTAGATTTGATTAGCAGGAAGTCTTATATATTCTCAGAGCCACCTGTGAGTTATGAGGAGGATATATTACTTAAATTATCTCATGGATATTATAGAAAGGTTGAAAAACTTCCTGCTGCCGATGTCGTGGAAGTGGTTAGGTGTGAAAAATGTCAGAAATTTGACCCCGATGAAATAGCTGCACCAAACACAGGTACTTGTTGGCATCACGAAATGATAAAGAGGTTTGATGACTTTTGCAGCTATGGAGAAAGGCGGTCGGAGTGATGGATTGGTTTACTGCTATTTTATTTACAATTGGTTATATAATATGGGCAGGCGTAGGTTTATTTTTATTTATATGCGCAGTAGATTATTTAATAAATGTACCTCAACAGTTAAGACGAATAGCCGATGCTTTAGAACGGAGGGAAAGCGATGACTGATGCAAGCTACTTTGAGATTGTTCAAGCTATGTCTCAAGTTATTATAGCCATTACATTGATTGTTATTTCTGATAAATTAGGATTGCTCTGTAGCATTTTGTGCGGCAGGCAATGTGAGAAGGAGGAAAGCGATGAGATCGATTGATGCTAATATAGTTGTAAAGGGGCTTATCGAAATACGAGATAATCTCCGTGAGGGTTTTCCAAAACAGTTTCAGCAAGAAACAATCAGAAAAGCGCTTAGATGTGTAGAAGAAACCCCCACCCTCGACTATAAAGACCTTGTTCCGCAGGGGGAGTGGGAAAGAGTTATACCATCGAAGAGTGCTGCAAAGTGGTCTACAAAAGTTAGTTGTTCCATGTGTCATAAGGGTGGATATGAAAGATATAATTTTTGTCCTAATTGTGGAGCGAGGATGAGGAGAGAAAGCGATGCGACTGATTGATGCTGATGCGCTGATAGTGTCAAAAAGATGGGAAAATTGCACTTGTCCTGCTCAGGTAATACACAGCGCACCCACCATCGACTATAAAGATCTTATACCGCAGGGTAAATGGGAAAAGGCATTTACACTCAGTCATGATCGTCGAGAAGTTATATCTGTTTATAAATGTTCTATTTGTAATGTATTAAAAGGCGAAAAAACATCCTTTTGCCCCGATTGTGGGGCAAAGATGTTAAATAATTAAAAAAGAAAGGTGTGTATGTAATGATTAAGCGCAATGATAATGGGAGTATCTATGTGACTATTCTTCCTTGGGTACGTCTTATTTTTCGTAATGGTCGTTATGACGGTTGGTATAATCCTCGTTTGAATAAGATTCTTTAAGATGTAGGAGTATAATATGATTAATTGTAAAGAAATTGCCAATCGTTATAAAGAGGAATTAAAAGAGCATATTCAGGCTAATAATTTGAATGTTGGGCTTGCGGTCATTCAGGTAGGAGATAATCCTGCTTCAAACTCTTATATCAAGGGCAAGAAGAATGATTGTGAAGAAGTTGGTATTAAGTTTGCGCATTTCCATTATGATAATTCTGTAGATACTGATGAAATAATTAGGTTAATTAAATCTCTTAATTCCAATGATGAAATTAATGGTATTATTGTACAGCTTCCACTGCCAGAACATTTGGATAAAGATGCAATTTTAAATTCTATTGTAGATGATAAGGATGTAGATGGGTTTAAGCCTAATTCAAAATTTATTCCATGTACTCCAAAGGGAGTCATGATGATTTTAGATAGTCTGGGCAGAAGTGTAGATGGTAAGGTTTGTTGTGTCATTGGACGTGGAGAAGTTGGCAAGCCTATGGTTGATTTGCTGACAAAAAATAATGCTACAGTTATTTGGTGTAACAGTCATACAGATAAGGTGGATCTATATGCTCTAATTAGTATTGCCGACATTGTTATTAGTGCAACTGGTAAGATTGGGCTTATTAAGCATGTAATTGATGAAAAAATAATTATTGATGTCGGTATTAGTCGTGGAGAAGATGGCAGACTATATGGCGACGTAGATAAAAGCAATTATAGTGATTCTGCCCTTATTACTCCTGTTCCTGGTGGAGTAGGATTGATGACTAGAGTGGCATTGTTAGAAAATACAATTTTTGCAAAAACCTATTGACAAGTCAATTTTTATATGATATAATCACGATACAAAATTAATTCAAAGGAGCAAAAAGATGATTAAGTATTATACGAATGAAGAAAAGAAGCAGATTGTCGCTGTTCTTAATGGAACAAGATTTGATGTTATCAAGAAGATCAATAAGATTGTTGATAGTGGAAACTTTGCATATTATTATAATGAGAAGTGTCTTATGCCTCATTCTTTTAGAGTAGTGGTGACATGTGATCCTGCTGATAAGTTTGATGTTGAAATCGGCAAGCAGATTGCTAAGAAG